CACCAGCACCAGATCTGATCCACTGGCAATTCGGAGATTCCGATCCTTAAACCCATTGATCCCCGCCCAGGTATGTTCATCTGGGGCATAAATCGTCGTTGGAATGCTATAGATGGCTGCCTTTTCTTCCGCCCAAATATCCACGCCACCCATCGGTGAATGTCCAGACACGATATACGTGGGAGCGTACTGAACAATGGCTTTAGTGATCTCAGTCTTCGCTAAAGCCTCAGTCCGCTTATCAAACTTCTCTGCGACATGGCCGATAATGCCCAGTCTCAATTGCCTACTCCTTAGCGGGTGTGTTATATTTATTTTCAAGATCCAACACTTCTTCTGCTTGATTGACTAGTTCATAATTTAAATGAATAAATTTCGTTGCCCCCATTCGTTCCAGCACTTCACTCATCGAACGGTGAAAGGTCAAGGCAATCGACGAGAGAATAGACGCCTGGAAGTCTCTCGACTGATCTTGAGGAAGGTGCTGGATCACTACTTCGATCAAAGCCTCATTCAATTGAGACACTTGTTTCTTGATCTCTGTGACCTTCCGGTAGAATTCAAGTTCATTTGTGCTCATTTCTGCTCCACAGCAAAGGACTTGGGTGTGATCTCGCGAAGCCAATCAGGGATCTTTTTCGCATATCGACGGTCAAACTCATCGACGGCCCTTCTCCACTGGAATGATCCTTCCTGGCGTTCCCACGCCCCTTCTGACGGTTCCACTGTGATCGCTCGATCATCGAAGAAGCAAATAATCGACGCAGGTTTCAAATAAGGCCACACATAATCAAGCGGAATATCATGCTCAACCCCCCAAGCATGGATGTTATTAACAATCTTATTCACATTTTGAAACTTTCCATCAAGCCCAGAAATATGAGTGCGGGTCGTAAAGACCATGATCTTGAGCCCTAGGCTCTTAAAGTACAGCATGGCATCACGAGCCCCAGGGCGAGGAAGGCCAAATCCAGGGTAGTGGTGATCTTCCATCAGCGTCCCGTCTAAATCAACTGCAATCCATGGCCAATCGGTCGTCTGGATCGTCACAGGTTTTTTTTCGTCAGACATATATCCCCCTTAGCAACATGATAACATTGCTGGCAGCAAAGGTCAAGTACAATCCTCCGTCAAATGGCCGGTATGACCACCCAAACTCATAGATGGCTGCCCCGATATACAACGGAATCGTCAAACAAAGGACCCAGTTCATTAGAAGGGTAAGCTCTCTTTCTTTGTTGGCGTTGACATTTCTACAATCAAACGACCAGCTACACCTGGCATATAGCGGTCATCATCAAGATTACCTGTGGCCTCAGCATCCAGCAAAATACCCATACATGCCGCAACATGGGCCGTATGGGGCTGCCCACTCTCAGGATCAAGAGTTTCCCCATCAAGATATGCCAAAATGTGCCGCATAGCGGCCTCAGCATAAATCGTAGCTAAGACTTTATTACCTCTCCAATTGTATGGCCCGTACTTCTTTGCGCCCAACTCCATGACCTTTGCCACATAGAGCATCAGTGGTGGTGGAACAAGGCTCAATCGTGGTTTAAAAAGGCCCAGAATGTCTTTTGGATTCACTCCCAGTTCTCCTTTCATTCTTGTTCTTTCTCAGCATTGACGGCATTTCCAACCCCGCTATCATGTTGATGGTCTGGTTCTCCGGGACAATCCACAAGGGGGCATGATGGCTCAGTTTCTTTCTGTTTAGTACCTGTAGAAAGCACTTGAACAAGTCGATAAAGAGATTGTTCAACAACCATAATCCGAAGTTCATGATTTTTTAAGACAGCCATGATGTCTACACGTTGTTTCTTAATTTGTCTCATTCTCTTCTCCTAATTACACCCTTTACAGGGTTCCCATAAATATTTTGAGGGCATGCAAGAACAACATCTATGCGGACATGCCTCTCCGCGAAGAACGTCTTCTTTAGGGATCTTTAATCCGCAGCAGCAACACCAATAATAATCTTTTAATTTCATATGTTGCCCTTAGACTGAGCCAGTAGGTAATTGTGGGCCATTTGCTCGAATCACAAACGTATTCCTTTGCTTCACCAATGAGATAAAATCACTCAGCCTCAATGTAATATACGCATCTGTCCTATTCCGTTTGAATGCCAATGCCGGGATGAGATTCTTTTCTTTGGCATTATGCTCAGTTTGTTCGAGTGCTGCCCAGACGTTCAAAGCTTCAACTGCTTTGCATTCCACCCCCCACTCGCAATCATATCCACTGACATCGACTCCTGACTCTCCCATCAACGTCGCTCTCGTGTGGTATCCACATGAGTTTAATTCGTCTCTCACGAGGTTCTGGAGCTTGCGACCTTTCGCCTTGCTTGATTTGATATTCATATTTTTTCCGCTTTCTGTGACCTAGACCACTGGCCGCACGAGGTACACTGGAGCCGACGATACTTATGTGCCAACGTATAAGAAAATCCTCGATGCTGGGTCTTCATACTCCCGCAATTCGGACAGGATTCTTTAGTCGTGAAGAGTCGCGTATTCACCTTTGCGGGCATAAAGGGGGCGAGTTTCATATACACCTTCCCCAAGATCACCACATCATGGCGATTGTACCGAACCATCTTTTCCAGAGCTTTCTGATTGCCGGCCACACACGCTTTCCACAAGCCAAATTCCGTTTTAATCTTCTGGCCTATCCCGTAATACCTGGCGATATAGTCTAAACTATATGAATTCAATTTCAGTTTAGATTTCGCAATCTTTTTCGTGTCGATCTGAATGACGGGGGGTAACGGCGTCAACCCATGATAGACAATCCTCGCATTCACCCACCGGATATCAAAGTCATCGCCATTATGGGCCACAATCGCATCAGCTTGGCTAATCACCCCATGCAAAGTTTTCACAACCGCTTTATCGTCTTTTGGAGATTCTGGAGAAACACAGGACGAATAAATAACCGAATGACCCAACCACTTCCAGCTTCCGCAGATAATGGTCCGTTCTTCTTCAATGTTCTCCGCAGGGAGATATTTCCCTGGAATCTTGCAGTCCCAAAAATACCCTTTATTGGGGGTTGTTTCTAAGTCCCACAGAAGAATCTTTGGTTTTTCCATTAGCAATCTCTCCATACTCCATTATCAATCGCCCAGAGCAACAAATGCTGTTGCTCCCATTTTGTTAAGATCCCCCAGATATCCCTTTCAAGGGCATATACACTCCGATGTGTCCATTCAGGTTCTAAGCAATGAATGGCCTCATGGATGAGTGTTTTAATTACTTCAACAAGGTTTCCACCACGTTTTCTTGGGTTAATGAATACCCACAGTTCCTCCGTATCCGCTTCCCCGTGGTTGGTCGGAGTCGCCAACTGCTCCCGTGTAAACATCACCCGAATGCGGCTGTGCAAATAAGCGGCCACAACCTGATCTCTCATTATATCTCGCCGTTGGCAACGTTCAGGAGAAAGTTTTTTCATGATAAGCCGGCCATTAGAGTGTCTTCTTGACGAAAGATTTCCCAGACTTCTTTACTTCTTCGGATTCAATTATCATATTAGTGATATCTTCGGCAATAACATCAAGTGCTTTACTGGCTTTCTTCTTCTTTTCCTCTACTGGTTTTAACAGTGTTTCAATAGGATATCGCCCCTCTGGTTGGCATTCTGTATAATACGGACAGATCCGCTGTACCTCATTCTTGTAGATTCCTACGCACATCCAATCCGCGCACAATTGTAGCAATAGCGGATCTTTATTCACCAATGCCTTATTCAACCGAGCCGCATCTCGAAGAAGCCTGGTACGAATATCTTCTCGTTCTTGTTTCGAGAGTTCAATTCTCCATGCGACCATTTCAAGTGTCGAGGGCTTCGATCCATCCCACTTTCTTCCAGCGGTAAAGTAGATGACGAAGATATAGCAGACTTCTCGATCATCCATTGCTGCGTAAGACGTGACCTGTTCCACATAATGCGGGTCAGGCTCACTCGGAATGGTCCACTTCCGAGACGTTTTAATCTCGCATAGAAAGGTGCCGCAAAGATCCGCTGTCCCCACAATACCTGGGAGTTTCAGCTTATGTTCAGCAAACTCCTGCCCCACCGCATCCTGGACCACTCGATGAAAGGCTTCTCCAGTGATGAAGAACCCAATAGACTCATCCGTGATCCGCTCTCCGAGAGTCCGAGTCCAGTAGGCTTTCCGTGGATTCAGAATTTCTGAGATATGGATGTCACGTCCGAGATCCCTCTGTTTCGCCAACTGCAAGGCTCGGAGTTTTTGTTTAATCTCATCAGCGAACTGTTCATCACGACGGATTTGCATTACACACCGGCCAGTTTGAGGACCCGCAGCACATCTGCATGACGAATTTTTCTATCGTCGTTAAAATATGCAGTTTCCTCGTAACCTGGATAGAGAGACTTAATTGCGGATTTAATAATCGCATCAGCAGCCCTTTCTTTGCCTTCTTGCTGCCTGTAAACACAGGCAGTCGCCCCAAGTAAACAAAAAGCTGTCCCTTCACTTATCTCGCATTCCCGTCCACCATGTTTCGTTCTAGCCTGCACTCCACGAGCCCAATGCTTTGGATTTTTCAATAGAGTGTACACCGTTTTATATTTATACATATCAAATCCCTCCCTATTCCAGGTTATTCGGCCACGTAAAAGTCATAATTCTTCATCTTACCAAGGCGACCCCGATACACCACTTTCACAACCTTTCCGAGTTCCACGCCATTAAAATACTGTTGAAGCTGGACGGTCAATCGAAAACTAGTGTCCTTCCCATCAACCCGCAAGAGGGCATTATTTGATGTTTGACCCTCATACGTAGACTCAAAAAAGCGGATCAATTCCCCCTCAATTGAATCACCAATATTCTGAAACTTAAAGAACTTCCCACCTTGAGGGCGTTCCTTTTGGGTCCATCCGGCACTTGGTTCTTGTGTTTCCTCTTGACCAGATTCCTGCTCCGAAAGACTCGATGTAATCTCTTGTCTCTGTTCAGCTAACTCCAGTTCAAGGCGTGCAATCTTTTGTTCTGCTGTTTCAAACCCCGTAACCCCTGATTCAGCATAATTTCCCCGTCTGCTCGGTAATGCCATGTTCATTCCCCCCTATTTGCCATCTGTGTTAAAGAACAATAATGGACCAAGTTGTGCTACAAACTTGTCCTCTGCCGCCCACTTAGGGGGTTGAATCCCTTCTGCATAGAAGGAATCAGCCCCTTTAAGCACTCTCGGACTCTTTTTTGTCAGTACATCCTTTGCAATTTCCAAGCACCCTTTTAGGATAGCACCTGATGATGAAGGCCAGGATGTCAACTGCTTATCACCAGGGGCCGTCATTGTTGAATACTGATAGGGGGACGTAATAATGCCTTCTGGTGTCTCTCCCCACCATCCCGGATGATCTGCACGGTCCATCACTGTTTGAGCCACAGCTAACTGAATCTGCCGTGCCTCAAATGGGGCCTCTCGACAGACCATGACGGCCATTAGAATCAATGTATATAAGTCCATGTCTTTACCTTATCACAACTTAAACTTCGTGTCAAGAATTATTTCCATTTTTCTAGCACTTTGCATTCCGCGAAGATGGGAACTGACAGATTAACTCCAAAAGATTCAAGAATCAGCCGATGAAGATCTAGACCTACTTCTTCAACAATCTTTGCTCCCTGTTCCCACTGATCCGCAGGAGCGTCAAAGACAGGCTCATCATGCAGTTCAGCCACCAGGAGAATTCGATCAAGACCTGCTTGTTCAAAGCGATCCAAGAGTTCCAAAATAAAGATGATGAGAATATCATGTCCTGCCGATTGAATGGCCCAATTGATCGCCTCTCGTTCAATATCCTGCCCAATCATCCCCTCGAACTCTCGCACTCGGCCAAACATATTTTTTACTCGTTTCGTGTTATGCAAACGGCGAATAACCCCCTCTTTCCACACTTCAACGCGGGGGTATAGGCTCTTAATTTTCTTAAAGATTCTTTGGGAGTTTTCATCATCTAGCAAGCCGCTTGTTTCAAGAAACTTACCATATCCCCCACCGTAGACACCCATGTAGTTGACAGTTTTCCCATCACTCCGTCGGGCGAATGCATTTTCTACTGAAAGGGTGTATACAGCCATTGCTGCGGCGATATGGATATCGTTGATATCTTTCTTTGTTGAGAACCCCGCCCGTTGAAACATCCCGCAGAGAGTCGGATCTTGAGACGCATGGGCAATCAAACGATATTCTAATGACGCGAGATCGGGGTCCAGAAGTCGTCCACCGGGATATCGAGACACGAAACACTGCCGAACGGATTCAGGTGGATTTTGCATATTCGGATTCCTACAATTAAGTCTTCCCCCCTCGGTACCTTGAACTCCGTACTGAGCATGTACTCCACCATCTCCGGCGTCATAAGTCCCCCATTTCAAAAATGTATCCCAATAGGTCGATTTCTTCTTTACCAATTTCCGAAGTTTAGAAAGCTTCTCCAAAAGAGGATGACGATGAGCATTTTGCTCTAACGTATCCGCATCAGTTGTATTCAGTCGGATACCAACCGAACCTAGCAGTTTCAGAATTTGTTGCGAGGATTGTGGATTAAACTCATTAAAGCCCATCGTCTTTGCAATGGTATCAATCTCTGTCCTAACGTGTTTTTGCCCCTCAACATTCTTCGCAATTTCTTCGATCACCACATCCACGTCCACATGGAAACCATGTAATTCCATATCTGTAATGGCTGGAAGATAATCCATTGAAAGCTGGAACGCATACGTCATCGGGTACTTCGCTTGATGCTGTGCAAGATCATCCGTGTATATCAAATCTCCAGCGAGGTAATTTCTCATCTGTTCAAAGTCAATTTGGCTTGTGGGAATCTTCTGATCCCACTGACTGTGGATCACCGCCTCATACGCAGGGGCCTCAAAATGCCTCTTGGCTTGCCATTTCAGACCATTTCCCTCTGTAGACCATACCGTTTGGCTTTTGAGCCAAATCAATGTGTCCCAGAGACGCGCTTTCGGTGCTCGAATGCCATAATAACCAAGAAAGACCAGATCCCCTTTGACATTATGGCCGATAATAGTTCCTTTGTACTCAGCAAACCGGTGTTTTAATTCATCCATCAACAGCGAATTATACTGATCGTAGACGTTCCATGTGTAGGATTTTCCATTTGCTCGAAGGCCAATCCATGCAAGTTTCCCGCCAAGCCACGGATAAGTCAGATTCGATTGTTTCTTTGGTTTCTCTCCAGGTTCAAGGACAGGGAGGGGTGGATTCTCCGTCTCAACATCAAGAATGATTTCATCAGATGAGAAAATCCAATCAAGACCTTCCTTCCAATCAGTAGTCATAGAATGGTAGATAAGATTATCTCTTACCGCACAAGCTGTTGTTACTTCAATATGCTGAAAAACTGATTGCTGCCTAGTCCTAAGGTACACTTCTGGGTGGTGGGTAAAGAGCGCAAGGCGACCATCAATCATTTTGGCGTCATACAAAAGATTCTGGAGTTTTCTATTGCCTCCGAGTAAGGATGACGCAGCAAGTGCCCCATATCCAACAACAGGCACCCCAGGGAATTGTGCTAAAATAGGACGCACATACGCATCACGACAGGCTTTTATCTCTTCAATGTCAGGGTCCTTTTTACTATAGCAATTGACTGCTCCAAGGATCAATGGACGAATCCCGTATTTATCCCATATTCTTTGAAGGATCTTTGGGCGCTCTGGGGTTTCTAGCACCACGATGAGATTAGGATTCTCTGGGACTACTGGTGGAACAAAACACTGTTCCTTGTCCTGACCCCAGGGGCAAGCTGCACAGCCGAAGAGTTTGAGTTTCTTCTCTTTAGGCATTAGCAATCTCTATAAGAGCCCGACCGTGGCAAGGTGACGGCGCACACCAGCACATCACTGATTTTCCCCTTAGAACTTCTCGGACTCGGGCCATTCGTACCGGATCTTTCAGCAATGCCTCCTTATGCTTGGCAATTACTTCCTCTCGTGTCCCATCTTTCCCGATCTCAAATTCGTTGCCAAACTCACCAGGACGACCTACATAGATCGCTTTATGGCAGCGGTCCTTGCAGTCGCACAATAATTTATGCTTGCGACGATTAAGGACTTTTGGCTTCATTCTTCCACCTAAAATCCGCAGGCGCGGCGAGAGCCTTTTGCGCACGGTGACCATGATCCATGAACACCTCGCTGCTTTCTGGTTCCTGCAAATTACCGACGCCAATATCTACCTCATTATTCTTCCATTCGTGCGGGTCAGCATAAAACCGCAACGCCTCCACCAGTGCATCCACCTGCACGTGTTTGGAGCAGAGCGTTACCGGATAATGCCTCCCGGACACCCATAGACCATCCGCTTCACGGCAATCCGAACACGTCGTACTTATTTGCGCTTTCATCATTTCAAAAGACCTCCAATATCAGCCTCCAACCATTCAGTTGGGTCTTTTCCATCAATGATCTGTACGGATACTTGGCAGACCCCAGCGATCTTTGATGCCACCTGAACTCCGAGGCAATATCCTTGGAAATCCCCATCAAATGCCACAATCACTTTGCGCCCTTTGAGAAGGCCGTCCAACCGTCCATCATAGAACCCGCCAAGTAGCCCCACAGAAGACCCATAGTGTGACAGGGCTACAGCATCAGCCACTCCCTCACAGATAAAAATCGGGGAGCGTTCAAGTCTCTCATCTGATAACCAGTATTCTCTTTTAGCCCCCTGATGGTAATGATACTTCTTTAAAGCCTTCTTGTCAAGGGCTCGGGCTGAATAAAAAACTACTTTGCCTCCACGAGTGATTGGCATCACCAAATATTCGAGCCCATGAATTTCCGCCACATACCAGTGATATTTCTTCGCCATATCTGGAGTGATATTAGACCACCGCCCCAACCAATCCGTCGTCAGAAGCGGCCTGGACTCCACAGGAAGGACAAAGGGCTCTTCTGGGCGGTCTATGACCATGCTCCCAGATTCCAGAGCCCCTTGTCCTGTTGAAGGAAATGTCTGGTGGCACCCAAAACAGTAGGTCGCTTTGCCACCGGGCAATTCAGACCAGTAGCTATTATGCTGGCATTGGCACATCATATCATTTCCCGTGATAACCAAGCCATTTTAGGGAATCCGGCAAACCCCACAGTAGTTTCCTTTTATTAAAAAATAGGGTGGCTATCTCTGCCCCAGAACCACTGGATATTTCAGACCCAGACAGCTTAGGTTAGCCCATATAATGCCCTTGCAAGGGGCGAGTAGTTAGCTCAGAGGGCTATTTCAGCACCCGCCTTATTCTCCCACAAATTTTATTCCGTGTCAAGGCATTCTTCTTCTGGAAGGGTTACACAATGATGACAAAACTCATAGCCGCATCTAGTACATTTTGTGCATTTTTTCATGGCAACTATAACCACTCACCACGGATTTCCATTGAATTGAAGTCACAATACCAGAGCATGTGTTTATTCTTGATCCGCCGTCCTCGTGCTTTGGCTAATTCAATTTCAATTGAACCGCCGTCTGATCTCCCCAACATCAAGATGACATCGGCATGGGAGGCTTTTCCCACTTTCGCTCGAAAGAATCGGATCATCCCTGACTGTGGCCTTTCTTGTGATTCATCAATGAAATTCAACTGACTCCCGACAAGCATCATGAGGTTGTTCTTTTTCGCAATGAAACGAAGACTTCTTGCAACCTCAGACACCGCCAGCCAGTCTGATGAATCGTGCCCGGCCTGCATAATATCCAGGTGGTCGATCACCACAATATCAGCGGGTGTCTTACTCAGAGTCCGTTCAACAGTTGGAATATCAAATGCCGATTCAACCACATCCGCAAGATAGAGACGACGAAGCTGCTCTTCATCATTCAATGCGTTGTCATAAATTCCCATGATATCACTGAGCAAATCTTCACCATTAAAATGGAGCACCTTCAAATTTTTATGCATTTTCAGATAGGCTGCGGCGAGGAATGAGAGAATATGAGTCTTACCCTGGTGGGGAGCCCCACCAACAATCACCATTTCCTGCCGCCGCAGCCCACCACCCAAGAATTCATCGAGCCACACTTCTCCAGTTTTAATAAACAGGTCTTCTTGCGGGGGAAGAACAATCTGATCGGCCCGCTGAGCCAGCACATGTCCAGCGGGGCGTAATGCGCTGAGCACTGAAATCATCTTCTCGATGTACTTTTGATCCCCCGTATTAAACGCCTTCTGGAGATCCATCGCCACATCATTCAGAACCGTTGGATCAAACTTTGATTGAATGATATCTTGGCTAGTCACTATCCGCAAACTCCCCTTTTTGATTGATTTTCTATAGTCATAGCGGGATAGAATACTTGGGCTTATCTTGAAGGACTACATAGTCTTTAATTAATATTAACGAAGGACAATTTGGTTCAAACGCCAAATCTAAAGCTTGAAGAATTTTTTTAATATCATCTAATGTTTGTACTTTATCCCAAGCTATTTTATAATGATTAAGATAATACATAAAGTCTTTTCTCCTTTTTCTCTTAAAAAGTTCCCTCTCCGCCACCAAATTTTATCTTTTATTATTGTTTTGAATTACTCTAATAGCCCATCGGCAATTTTCTAGTTCATAATCTCCATAAGGATCTACTCGATCTATTGTACAACCAAGAGGGCGTTCTCCCATATCTTCTAAAAAATTTGTAAAAATTAACCACCGATCACAGATTTTTACTCCAAGAGCACCGTACCAACGGTATGCTCGTTTTTTATGATTAGTACAGCGTTCAATCATCGCCCTCCACGTCGTGTACGTCGGGGATGTATATGACCTTGTAGAATGCCCATGTTTTCTTGCATGCTGATTACCCGGTCTTGCATTGGGATGATTCAATTCATGCCCCTTTAATAAAGCGCCTACCATCCACCCGAGGATTTGGGCTCCTCTCGCCCCTCTTTATTTGAGATGACCAACCGCCAGGATCATGCCCAGCCGTTCTTGGTGGTGCATCCTGTCTTGACTATACCACCCCCGCACACCTATTGTCAAGAAGATTATTTTTAATATCACGACAACGGTAGCATAAACAATAACCTTCAGTATCATAACATTCATGATCTATGTCTGTATCTATAGTTCTATTACACGCATCACAACGATCCATACTCATATTTTTTCCTTTCTTTAACCGGGGAGGGGGTGTATCCACCACCTTGATGCGAACTGGGAAATTTATAGCTGGGGTGCTATAGTATAAAGAGCTTCTCTATCATTAAATTGTGATTTAAGGATTACAAGACTGTAAGACAAAAATGTAATTAGTTTACTCATGGTTCCACCCTTTCTTGTTTATAGCACCGCACGCAGAAATACCCGACGAACCCTATCGTAGTCCATCGCCACCTATGCTCAGAGCAAGGTGCAGACTCCCACAGCTTCACACCTTCCCCTCTTTCTGCACTTTCCGAACTTCATCGTCATAGAAACACAGTACATTAGCAAGTGTGCTGTCTGCTTCGGCTCGGCAATTCTTAATGTCTTGCAGTTGTGCATTCAACACCTGAACACGATCCGTTAAGAAAGCAATCGTTCGCTTGTAGGCTGCCTCGTACACGTCATTCTCCTTACTCACGATTTGGATCTCACTTCCGCGTCGAAGTTCCCGTCCAAGATAATCAACCCTTTCCGTGCTGAATTTGTCCCTCCATCCGAAGCAATCTCAAAGACATCTTCCCCCGTAACCTCATCGTAGCGGGCTTGGATGATCAACCCCCCATTCCATCCCCGCACAGTCACCTGTAAGCCCGTATCTTTGCTTCCAAGCCTCGAAGCCTCTCCCCTAAATCCCTTCATCGTGGCCCTAAAATGCGCCATGTCTATTTCCCTCCTGTTCTTTTGGAAAAGCAAAGTGGACACGCCCGATATGCTGGTTCGTAGTAGGCGGAATAATGAACCTCGAAGTACCCGTGACGGGTACAATACACCCATGTCGGTTCAAGAGTGGTCATCGTGAGTTTGGTTCCTTCTTCTTTTCTATGGTGGATTACTTTTCTGAACACAGTTTGAATCGGGTAGTTACTTAGTGATCCCATGTTAGTTTCTCCTCTCGTAAAAAGCTAAGACCGCCGTGGATTCGTTCTAGGGGCTAGGCTATATGGGCCTCGCTTCTCCTATATGCCACCACGCGCCCACTTACTAAGGGTTATCGCCCTTTGTTGGGGATTCTTCCCTTGCATTCAGTGGCCCTTATTGCCTTCGGGGTCCGTTCCTACCGGACTGTCGGTCTTATTCATCCTTCCCAACATGCCAGAAAAACGATCAAAATCAAGTAACCTGCAACCCATGCCATATGATCCTCCCCAGCGACCTACCTTTCATATCAAAGAAACAAAGATACCCCAGGGGGATAGCATACGCTGCACCAGAGGGGCATCTTAATAGAGGATCGGTCTATTTACTTACAAGTACCCTCACGTTCGATCAAGCAAAGGTAAGACTCACAAATATCCTGTTTTGCAAGGTCCGATTCCCTATGGAGTTTTTCCCTTCGCGCTTGGTTCGCTTGTGAAGCCCTTCGGCCCCACACACTGTTAGATCTTATGAATACCACGCCGTCCCTCCTTCCGTTCAATCAATTCGGGGTAGTCTCGGTACCCGCAGAATTGCATACAATACCAGTAGCCAGGTAGAATCTCTGACTCCCCAGGTTGAGTAATTGACATTTGCTGCCAGACGATGGCGTCAACCGCCTTACAGTGCGGGCAATTCATCGTTTGGCTATCCCTCGCTTTGACGCCCTGATTGTGCTTCTCGTTGACTTATGGCGTCGTAGCATCAAGTGCTTTTGACTATAGACGTGGATACGCCCGTCATTCGCCACACCGAGCGCCAAGCCTTTCTTCTCCGCCTCATCCCCTTCTCGCACAAAAGGACGATGAGATCGACAACCAGGGCATGAGAATGGAAAAGAAATATCTTTGCCGCATTCATCATGTAGTGCAAACCGATGCCCGCATTTATAATTTGATTGTAACACCATTCGTCCTCCTTGTGTCAAGAAAAAATTGCGTTGGCTGCCCAGCCGCCTATTGAGGAAACTGGTACAGCCAACGCAACATGGCTTGGAACCTGTTACCGTCGAATCAATTCATCGACTGTAACATCGGGGATAAATATAGACACCCCGCCATCACTAACAGCCACGAAACCATTGATCCACTTTAAGCGCAGACCACCCAAGTCTGAAACCGCTAATCCAGGAAATACCGTCGGTTCAGGAGCTTGTGCAACATCCTCCGATGCCGATAGGGTCTCTGTGACGGTATCCTGTACCGAAGCTAGTAACGTGGAGTCCTTGGGATCGCATGAGGCTTCTTCTGCGAATCCATACGAGCGGTTTCCACTATCTCCTGTACCCTCGATTTGAACATTCACAATCCCCAGCCCACGGCTTCTCAATTGAACAGCCGCATACAACCTTCCGGTGTCTGCGAGAGAAGGTTGCGCCGCGTTTTGTGAGACGAACGCCGCGCACGCCTTAGAAACACGAGCACGAAACGCCATCCCATACGGTCGATTCCCCCCCACAATTCCAGGAACCTGCACGTTGAGTACAGCCAGATTGCTCTGCACGACCCGCGCTTGGGCCACAATGTAGTCTTTTCCGGTCCCCGCCAGTGATACGTTATGTTTTTCCATCATCCCCCCTTTATTCCGTCATACTTTATTGTATGACAGGTCTTGTCGAATCTTCGACGTATTGCTCTTGTCTTTTCGTTTCCACAGCCTCTTGACAATAATTCTTTCGAATCCACGTTACGGGGTTCTGCCCCGGTGGAATCACACTGCTCCAGTAGGCCATGATTGCTAGTGCGGTTCCCGTTCGACCATGCCCACCTATACAAGCTACGAGCACATCGAGAGGCTTTTTCTGCTTCTGCGCCTCTGTCTCTAAGTCGCTAAGTAGCCCTTTCCACGCCTCGATGGACCACGAGATAATATCCCCATCTGTCCAGTGAACATCAACGGAACGAGTCTTGATGTGTGATAAGAGTGCCTGGCAGTCAAACCCCGTCACGGTTACTAGACCATTCCCCACCATTCCCCCCGCTAAGTCAAGAACAATTCCGCCTGGAATGAGATATGCGCCACGTGACGAACCACCACCGTAAACCCGCACGTTTTTTGTCTGAAAGACGAGCACATTTCCTTTATGAGCGCACAAAGAAACATACGATTTTTGAGGCACCCCCTTCCAATAGTCTATCGTCCCGTCTTTCCTCATGTAGGTCTTGCCGCTAAAATCTTGCAAGGCTTTTTCTTCTGTCACACATCGCAAGTCTCTTTCTTCCTTTGCTTTCAATTGTCGGGCATCCCAATCCTCCCAAAATCCCATTATTCTTTTTCCTTTCCGATGTTTACGAGACATCCTTCATTCTCCTTTTCTTCGACTTCCCCGTAGGCGCTTTCTAGACGCTTGGACCCCCATTGAATTGGTTGAAAATCTGACTCGTGTTTCGTTTGAATCACCAGACCTGGTGTAGGCAGTAAAATCCCTAGTGCCAGCCCTCGTTGTGCAAGGCGATACACCTCATAAGAGACAAACAATGACATGTTATGATCTTTCTTTTCTACATACCACAAAGCCCCGCTGGCTTTCCGTTTAATAGCTACACTGGGGCTATTCGCCCGGTCGTAAAAAGTTGTATCTGTGCCGGCGTCATTATAAAACACGCAGGGCTTGCTAAATAAATGGTCTGAATGATGGCGAAGGTCAATAACCGTGTCGATAAATTGGGTATCTGAGACTTGCTGATATGTCAAGGCATATTCACACGCCCTTTTCCACGGCCGGCCACCAACGGAACCGGCAAAGGCATCTGATAGACCGAAGTACCTCGACAAGCCCCTTAATAAAGCAATTACGTTGTATTGGGGGGCTTTTCCATAACAGCCCTCTCTCGTCCCACAAGATTGAATCGTTATCCTGATCGCCGCACCACTATCTTTGGCTAAGTCCTGCCCATAGCGCGCCTCACCAAAACAAGCTAACGCTATATAGTCCCGGAGTGCGTGAGCGAATTGCTGTGCTTGCTCATCTTGAATGCGGTCTAAGTCTTCTTTCCATCGAAGATGTGACGGAAGGGACCACGAATAACCTCGTAACTCCGCCTGCCACTCTTGCATAATATAAAACCCGTAGACTTCTGCCGTGAAGTTTACCTTACCGCGTCTTGTTTTCTTTATCAATGAGGGTACAGGCTTAATTGATGAATATAACTGCGCTTGTTTTTTACTATCGCACTTTACAGCGATAGTCCATAATGCCTTATCGAGTAACGCTTGTTTCTTTTTTGACAATGGTTTTGCGGCTTTCGTGATCATTTACCCCCCCCTAATGTTGAATGCACTTCGGGCACCCAGATCTACGCTCTTTTTTTGTCGTCGGTATGGGCACACGCAATTCTCGGAGTTTTGTCAAACCTTGCATAATCCCGTGTATTGAGCATCCGACGATTGACCATCGCCTACGACGACCCGCAGTTTTTCCTTGTTTTAATTCCCTTTTGCGCTTAATTCCAGTAGGTATGATAAGGTGCTTAGCCATTTATTTTTTCCCCCATGATCATGAGACCCCCCGCCGTTCGTCTTTATTCCGTCGTTCTTCTGCTTCCCGCCGAATCACCCGACGACGGTCACGCTCGCACCTTGCTGCTTTGGCGAGCCGTTGTCGGGCGCATTCCCTGAGGCGCAGGGGCATGTGTCGTTCACAGCATGGGTCCCCCTCAATCCGAATTCTTGTCATCATTAGGGCCGTCGCACCAGACCATTTGCAGACAATGCAGGCTTCGGCTTGACTCATGGGGACAAAATTAAAGATGTTCATGACACATCCTCCGTGTGGGTGGTATAGGTCGCGCTGACAGCACTCGGAGCCATCAATCGGCTCACACACCCGTGAGCAATGCAAGAGCGTGCTTGTAAGCGTAGAGCTTTCCGTCAAGGTAGTCTCTTGTATCAAGCTCGCCCGCCTTTTCGCGTTCAATCCATTCATGGACACAGTCGGCTATACTCTCCTGGAGTCTGTTTAATACTTGTTTGTTTGTCATTCTCGCCCCGCCTTCATCGTAGAGTATCACACACGGCCCACATTCTGTCAAGCCCACCCCAACACCCGAAAGAGCACCGCACCCAGTACGTACCACAGGACGTTTGGCAATCCGTGCGTCCATCCGACTTGTTCGGCTCTCAGCTCTGGCAGCTTATACATGGGTTTCTTCTCCTGGTTTGTACACCTATTCATACTCATTAGACTCTTCTCAATCACACTTTATTCCCTAATCAAACATCAGTTTATTAATTCCAATCCATACTGCGGCTGCAATGAGAATCCATATAATGAGCATGGCCTTGACCCCCCCCTATTCCGTGTTATCATCTATTCTAGAGTGCAGTATCCGTACCAAGCTATCTGCCATATTTATGGCGTCCTACTAAGGTTTTTGAGGAAATTGTCCTCAATTATGACATAAAGTGGTAAAATATTACTATATAATACCCTAAGTTGCGTCATAGATCGTTGTATGCAGCTTCTCTATGATAACCTATTGATTTCTATGAAGTATTCTAGTGTCAAGGTTCTTGAGTATCACCGGGTCGTTACCATGGCTCTCCCAAACGCACAACATTGCACAAACTTGTGCATATTTCTTCTACTCCCCCCTCAATAAAAATAAATGAAAATAACTCTTGACTTTTCTCTCGAAATATGCTAAACTAAGACCAGGAAACGAGCAGGAGGAAAGAAGATGTCGTCCCGAAGGGACATCAGGAACAGTTTCACAAACGGGCCAAGGTCTATTGTCATTGAGGCCCTTCGGGCCGTTAATCTAATTACATTAACATAATGATAAAGGAAGATAATATAACTCATAGTCTCAAGACTATTAAGTATGCTCTTATATTCCGTCATTCTTTTTAAACAATCGTCTGATCGCTGAGCACGATTCTTGCATGATGTAGCAGAGCAGAGGCTCTATCGTAGCCTTGCATTGTAGCAAATGACTAGAGCATAGCATCATAGCAAGCAGGCGGGGGGAGCCAGGCTAGGGGGAGTATGTGCGTGATGGCACCTTCCTTTTTTATATATACTAGGAGGTACACGAAGAGTTTACCCTGAAATAACGGGGGGTTCTGGAAGGAGAGCCCAATGGGTGATCTTTCGTTCATCAAAATCAAATTCCCATTCATATCCGCTAAACCCGTGTCCAGTAAAAGTGGGCCAATCAGCGTCCCCGAGCTTTATGGGGAGCATCCCACAAAATTTAGCACAGGTAACGATTTGACCATTAGTCACAAGAATGCCAACATATTCAGGGGGATGTTGTTCAGTAAAAGAAATCCAAGTCATAAGACACTCCTTTCTTGAAGGTTATCAATCACTTCGTAACTATAACAGATTCCTTATCTCCTGTCAAGAAATAAATCGTACTTAAAGTGAAAATAATGCTTGACATCCATCACAATCTGTGGTAAGATCTAATTACGTCAATCATTGCCCTTTTAGCTTAACTGGTAAAGCCCCGGTCCTGTAAACCGGCGTTCGGCGTCCAAGTCGTCGAAAGGGCTCCACATCAAGGAGGGTATCCGAACATGTCGCTTCGTACACTGAACACCAGTATTTCAAACCCGGCGAACAAATATGGCTCGTACCTTGAGCGAGAATTGCTGGCACTCAAATCGAACCCGGCTGGAACGGCCCGGTATGTCAATGCCGATCCTGGTGGAACCGGAGACGATACCGCCGATGGGCTCTCTCCGTCAACCGCCTATCTGACAATGGCGAAGGCCCTCTCGGTCGTGAATACTCTGGATACCGTCTACTTCTGGGGTGATGTACGAGAAGAGGTTGTGGGGAACCATTTGGCCTTCGATGTAACCATTGTGGGCCTGGGGAGCCTCCATCACCCCGATTCCCCAGCCACAGGGTACAAAGTTGGGTCCTCGATGTGGCGTCCTCCGTCGTCTCCGACGACAGCCACCCCCCTTCTGAAACTTCGTGGTCGTGGATGGAACTTTGTGAACATGGCGTTTGACGCCCCGGTGGATGCAGCGGCGGTGAAGATGGAACGGAATGCTCTGTCTGGCACCTCCGAATATGACCCGAGCCATGCCAGCTTCTTAGGCTGTCGGTTCGTGGATGGCAAGTATGGGATTGAGGATAATGGTGGTTCCTATAACGTGACCCTCCATGAGTGCGAATTTAAGGCCATGACCACAGCGGCGATTGCTAATACCAGTACGTCGGTGGCGAATCCCCTCAACTGGAAGATCACGAGCAATCGCTTTCCGTCCAATGTGTCGAGTTTCGGGAATGCCACCCATATTGATTCCCCGCTGAACTGTGCGATTATCAAGGGGAATATCTTTGGGACGGTTACAGGCACCGGGCTGTACGTGGATCTGACGGGTGGGAACGGGAATGTCGTCACAGAGAACGTGATGGCTGGGCTCTATGACACCACAGATTACGTGGCGGGTACGGGAGACGTGTGGTATCAGAATTGGACGGTCGTGAAGGCGACGACTTCACCTGATGGCACGTCGATTCTTCCTCCGGCCGCTTAATACAGACAATGTGGGAACGCCTGTGTGCCTGGTGTAGACACCCACTCAAGAAGGCCCATCCACAGGAGGTGGTCTACTGCCCCTGTGGGTGGGAGTGGCGATGACGATTGGCCGGTCAGCACGACTGACGGCGCAGAGACACGCCAAGCAAGATCACGTCACCGAGCACGATGTTCCTCAACTCTTCCGTTGGATCGGGCAAGAAAAACCGGCAACCCAACAGCCGGCTTGGGATGAGTTTAAACAGTCGATTTCTCTGATTCTGAGAGACGGACCACGCCGAATGCGGCAAGATACCAAACGATTGGTAAAGATCGAGGCGGTCACGAAGCAATTGGTCGAGGCTCTTGAGCTAGGGGCCTCTGTGGACACAGCAGCGGCCTACGCGGGTATCAAGCCCACGGAGTTTAGGGAATGGTTGTCCCTTGGCCACACACGGCCCAGATCCATCTACGCGGCTTTTTTGGGCATCATCCAAGCCGCCATCGCCAAGTGTGACATCCAAGACCTTCAAGTCATCTCGAAGGCGGCGTCTGAGGGCGAATGGAAAGCCTCAATTGAGCGGTTGAAGCTCCGGGGGTTTGGCAATCAGGCCCTCACCGAGAAGAAGCCGGTCCAAGTCAAGATCGTCAACTACAACTTTGCCGCCCCTCCGAAGAAAGTCATCACTCAGGTCCTTGATTTAGACACGCTGGAATATACGAAGGAAGAGCCTCATGCCATTGAGTTCAGGGAAGAGTCCGAAGAGCTTTCAGAAGAATGTGACGACACTGATGCACGAGGGAAAATATCCTCAGAAGCAAGTCCTCGCCATCGCGTACTCGAAGCAGCGGGAGTCGAGGGAGGGGAAACCCCGTCGGAAACCGGCGAAAAAGAAATAACAGTCTCCCATGACTGATCTGACCAAAATGGCTTGTGACCGTTGTAAAAAGTCTTTTTATGGTTACATGTCTGGTGATTTTACCGCAGGATTCTATCTTCGCGGTCCTTCTGGAGAAGGTTGGGAAAAGTGGATGTTCCCCGAAGAGAAAATTGTGTGCGATGTGTGTATGCAGTCTGACCCCCGGTATCTGGCTGTCTATGGCCCCGTACCTAAGCGAGAGGAATAAGTGATGGCATCAACAATGGAAAACTTGGCACGGAAAAGCCCCGCACTCTATGACGCGGATGCCGAGGCGAATGAGACGCCGTGGGCGAAAGCTCTTGGGCGCTATCGGGCCAAAGGGATGAGTGAGAAAGAAATCAGTAAATACCGAACCGCCTATCAGCAAGGGCAAAGTGTGACGAAGGTTCAATCTCTGGCATCGAACAGCAAGAAAAAATAAGGAGTCCTGAATGGCTCGAATACCCTACCGTGGAACTCGTGCCCTACCTGACGTGTCCGGTACCTCAGAAGATGTCCGACGGGAAGCCGTGCGAACATATGCAACACGAGCGAATGTGGCGGCAAAAGTTGATCCCCGCTTTCAAGGGATCGCGGTCCTCCAGCAGAATTCACGGAAGAAAAAGAGATAAGCGATGAATAAAGAACAGGCGAGATACTACCTCACAATGGGCTTAGGACGTTTTACGGCCGCCACAACGACTGGGGCCATTTTTGCCATGCGGAATGGCACCACCAAAGTCCTCCAGATTCATCGGGTGGTGGTTCAAGTGGGATTTAGCGGAACAGGGAATGCGCAGACCACACAGATTATCCAGTTGAAACGCTTTTCTGGTGCAACCCATTCTGGTGGGTCTTCTTTGCTGACGAGTGTGGTGAAAAACTCGACGCTCTTACCAGCGTCATCGCTGCTTGATGCACGAGAGGCCACAATCTCAGGAACGTCTCCACTGACTGATACGAGTGTCGTCTATGAAGCTCCCTTCCGCAATACCATGCTGCCTCGATCATTATCCGGCCTGGCGTCACTCATGTGGTCCTCAGACCTCCATCCCGAATTGTCGCTACAACCGAGTGAGGGTATTGCAGTGTTTATCACACAAACAGCGGTTGCTGGTGATTCAATTGTGGGTCTCGTGTGCTGGGGTGAGGATATCTCTCCTTCGCATTAATCAGAAAGTCAACAGGAATGCCACACGAACAATCGACATGGAAAGAAGTGGTTGCAGATACGAAAACTGATCCCACCTGGCATAAAGCCTTCCGTCGGTTTGTCAAAAAAGGATACAGTGAAGCCGAACTTCAACAACAGCATCAAGCCTGGAAAATGAGGAATGGTGCCGTGAAAAGTGTCATGTCAAAGAGTGAAAAATGAAAGGGCCAGAGGTTCCGATGTCCATGAGTGATTACGATAAACAAGAAAAGATGAAAGCTCGTGCTCGGAAGAAACATCCGAAGATTGGCCATCACGAGAAAATGGCTGAGGCATCTCACGCGAAAGCGGACATGAATCGAGCGATGGGTGATATGCACAGTGCTAAAGCCCGTGCGATGCTCTCCAAAGTGACTCAGGTGATGTCGAAATCGGAGAAATAATGCTACAGCGCATTATCATTGGTACCATTCTTGGCCTTCTTCTCATAGGGTGTGGGGCCAGCCATAAATTGATGCTTGATGAAGTGGGGATGCTTCATGCCCAAAATGAGAACCTAAAAAAGCAAGCGGATACTTATGCCCAACTCATTGCCGAGAATCAACTGGCTCTTGGGAAATTAATTGAAGAGCATCACATCCTTGCAGACCAGATGCTCACTGAGACGTGTAAACCTCGTGTGTTTTAATGGCGGCACCACGACGATCTACTTCCAGAGTTCAAAAGTTCGTAGAAGGGGACCTGACTCGAACCGCTGAGGTTCAAATCCCGTTTCGATTCGTTCCACGACCCTATCAGATGATCCCCTTTAATGATCTTCAACGAGGGATCAAGCGCATTGGGCTCTGTTGGCATCGTCGTTCAGGAAAAGATAAAACATGCTGGAACTTAACGATCTCAGAAGCCTGCCGTCAAGTGGGGACGTACTTTTATGTCTTCCCCCTTCTCAATCAGGCACGCAAAGCGATTTGGCAGGCGAGAGGGAAGGATGGGATCAAGTTTCTCGACCACATTCCCCCAGCCCTCATCAACGGGGAGCCCAAAGACACCGAAATGTTGGTGCCACTTTGGAATGGGTCGAATATTCAGTTATTGGGGTCTGATAATGCCGACGCCTACCGGGGAACCAATCCTATGGGGGTGGTATTCTCAGAATTTGCATTCACAGACCCCAAAGTCTGGAATATGTTCCGCCCTATTCTTGCAGAAAACGGTGGGTGGGCTGTCTTCAATTCAACTCCTTATGGAAAGAACCACTATTACGACCTCAAACAGAAAACAGAGGGCAATCCCCGATGGCATTGGACGACCTTGACCGTTGATGATACGTACAACGAAGAGGGTAATCCTGTCGTCACGCAGGAGATGATCGAGGAAGATCGCCTGTCGGGTATGGAGGAAGAATTCCTTCAACAAGAGTATTATTGTTCCTTTACTGGGAGCATGATTGGCAGCTATTATGGCCGGTTGGTGGAAGAAGCGGAACGTGAAGGTCGAATTGGACTCTCAACCCAATACGATCCCACTCTTCCGGTGTACACTTCGTGGGATATTGGGACACGAGATACGACTGCTATTTGGTTTTATCAAAAGAAAAATCGTTGTATCTATTTCATCGACTATTTTGAGGATTCTGGTGAAGGTGTCGAACATTACATCAAGCACCTCTACCAACAGAAATACACGTATGCAAAGAACTACACCCCCCACGATATCAAGAAGCGTGACTTCTCAACAGGAAAAAGCGCGATTGCGGTGGCGGAAACCCTGACCAGTAAAGCCGGGTTCTTTACCGTCGTTCCTGTGATGCCGATTGATGTGGGGATTCAGGCGGTTCGTTCGATCTTTCCTCGGTGCTTCTTTAACTCAATTAAAGTTAAACGGGGTATTGACGCCCTGAAAGATTATCATAAAAAGTATGATGCAGAACGGAAACTGTTCTCCACTTCCCCGGACCATTCGTGGTCATCTCATGCCTCGGATGCGTTTCGGATCTTTGCAACAAGTTTTGAAGAACCTCTTGTGTCTTCTGGTGAAGTTCACCGACGGCGACCTTCTCGTGGTGGATCGCCTGGATCTGATTGGATGAGACGTTGAAAATAGCCGAAGATGTTGATGCCTCGATGTCCGGTCGGAGCAATCCTTTCCTCACGAAAGCCCTCAAGCGCCTGAAACGGGCGGCTGAAACTGACCACCACAATCGGGATGCTTACCAGCAAGATATGAAGTTCTTTCTTGGGATGGACCAGTGGGACGCTGCCATAAAAACAGAACGGGACACGGATGGCCGGCCCTCATTAACATTGAATCAACTCCCTCGATTCGTGGACCAGGTGGTTGGAGATATCAGGCTCAATTGTCCACGCATTAAGACGCGGCCAGAATCGAAAGACGCCACAGTTGAGATGGCAAAGATTTATGATGGGATTATTAAGAATATCGAATATCGTTCCGAAGCAGAAACGATTTATGATACCGCCGCAGAGTCGATGGTTGCTGGGGGATTAGGCGCATGGCGAGTCACTACCAAATATTCTGATACCGATACATTCGAGCAAGAGATTGCGATTGAATGGATTCCTAACCCCCTGAGCGTGTATTTTGATCCCCGCCCTTTTGATCTGGATAAAACATTCGCAGATTGGTGTTTTGTCACTGAATGGCTCAGCCGGGAAGAATTCACCGAGCGTTATCCTGATATGGACCCATCTTCCCTCCCGGATGTTGGATCAGGGGACACTGAGGGCTGGTTTGAGAGGGATAAAGTCAAAATTGCTGAATACTGGATTCGGGAAGCGATTGCCAAAAAGATTGTTCAGTTATCAGACGGATCTGTACTGGATGAGGATAAAGCGAAAGATCGCCTGGAGCAAGAAAAAGCCAAGCAGTCGGTGATCGCCTTAACGACTCCAGGTGCTCCGCTTCCTCCAGATATAGAAGTCGTTTCAGAACGCATGGTCAATTCCTATCGGATCAAGCGATATATTATCTGTGGATCAGGGATTTTAGAGGGTCCAGAAGAGTTTCCAGGAACAATCATCCCTATTGTACCTCTGTATGGGAAAATGATTATTGTTGAGGGGAAGCGATATATTCGCGGCATGGTGCGAAATGCTGCGGATGCTCAGCGGATGTACAACTACTGGCGTTCAGCGGAAATTGAATTTGTGGCTCTTCAACCAAAGTCTCCGTGGCAAGGGACACCGAAGCAAATTGAAGGATTTGAGGCTGACTATAAAGAGGCCCATCGCCGCAATATCGCCGTTCTGAGATATAACCCAGATCCAGCCGCACCAGAAAAACCATCTCGGATGGCACCCCCGCAGGCGTCTCCTGGTATGTTCCAGGGCTCAACACAGTCATTAGAAGATCTCAAAGCTTCGATGGGAATGAGCGAAGCTTCATTGGGAATGTCTGGCAATGAGCGGACAGGAAAAGCGATCCGTGCTCGTCAGACCGAAGGAGACGTGGGAAACTTCTCCTATGTGGATAACCTCTCCAGGGCGCTCAGATTGACTGGCAAGATTATTATTGGCCTGATTCCTAAAGTTCATGATACCAGCCAAATGCTTCGTCTTCGTGAGCATGATGATACGGAACAATTGGTGCCTGTCAATACACCCGACCGAGGGGAAAAAGGCGAACCTGTTATTCTCAATGATTTGACCATCGGGAAATATGGCATCATGGTTGATACAGGTCCCTCATTTACGACAATGAGGCAAGAAGCGGCTGAGGGGATGATGAGCTTCGGCCAGATGTACCCAGAAGCCCGCCCCTATATTCAGGATCTTGTGGCGAAGTCTCAAGATTGGGAATATGCCAAGGAGATTTCTGACCGTTTGAAGAGGCTCTTGCCTCCCCAGGTTCGTGAAGATGTTGATCCGAAGACGATTCCTCCTGATCCGAAACAAGTGATTGCAGAATCGAAGGCTGAGATTTCAAAGATCAAGATTGACATTGAAAAGTTGAAAGTGATGAAAGCCTCATTGAACGTCCAGAAAGAGGGGACGAGTGTGCGGAAAGAAGTGATCGACATTCTTGAACAACTCTTTAGTGAGAGGGGGTGAAGAAACGATGAAGATTAAGACTGACGAGTCTCAACCCGGTAACGAACGGGAAGTCTCGAAGGCTCAGGTCAGACCGAAAGGTGCTGGTGCGGATCGACAGCCGGAACCGTCGATAAAGGTTGAGAATACCGAAGGCAGTTTCAGCAAACGCAAAGGTTCGCCACGGAGCTAAGACCAAACTATTCACAGCACTCGACTGTATCGAGGCATAAAGGGGAATACTCGTGAGTCAGACCCAGACCACTAACACCGTTGAGAAGACGGGCGCGGAGGCCGTACAAGTTCTTGGAAGCCAGGCCACTTCCACAGAGGAAGCACCACAGCAAGCGGAACAGGTTGTTGCAGCACCGATTCAAGAGACAGTTGTACAGGAGCCAAAAGAAGGAACACCTGAATGGGCAACCAAGCGGTTTTCTGAACTGACCGCACAGCGAGAAGAGCAAAAACGCCTCGCTGATGACAACGCAAGGGAACGCGATTTTTACAAGAAGATCGCATTGGAGAAGGCGGGCCAGCCATCGTCTGACCAGCCAGTCGTCACAACTCCAAATCCTCTTGATGTTGAGCCCAAAGTTGATGACTTTACAGACTATGGGGATTTTGTCAAAGCCTCGGTAGACCATCAAGTCAGGCAAGCCGTTCGCACGATGCAGTCCCAAGCGGCGCAGATTCAAACTGTGCAAGAACGGACCAAGAAGTTCTTTTCTTCGGCTGAGGCGTTTAAGAAAGAAACACCGGACTTTGACTCTCTGATTACCAGTCCGTCGTTTGTGCAGTCTGAACCTGTGGTCGAAGCGATTCTGCATTCGACGAAAGGCCCACAGATTGCTTATTTCTTAGCGAAGAATCCTGAGATCTCGTCTCGATTGAATCAATTGTCCCCGTTTGAAGTGGCGCTTGAAATCGGGAGAATGGAGGAACGATTGACCCCTCCGACTCCAAAAGTCATTACACAAGCTCCTAGGCCCCTCCAGACTGTCTTAGCCGGTAACGAAGTAGTGAATAAAGAGCCTGAGAAGATGAACATGGAGGAATATGCAAAAGAGAATGAACACCGCTTTGCTTGGCCAAGGAAAACCAAACGATAAAGGGATAAGAAATGGCTAATACAATTATCACCCCTGCAATTATCGCCAAAGAAGCCGCGCTCCAGTTAGTGAATAACCTGGTGTTCGCTCGGTTGGCGAATAAGCAGTTCA